CCTGCCCTATCAGCCGGGCAGCGGTGCGCTTATCGCGTAAGCCCCCGTTGGGTATGTGGTGGTAGAGCCGCAGGGCCGGGTACTGCGTCCGCATCATCCGCGCCCATTGGGTAAGGACGGTCTGGTGCTCGTCCTCTTTGCCTATTACCGGTTGGGCAGGCCGCCATACGGGTATACCCGCCCGGTTGGGGGTCATGGTGTAATCTTTCAGCAATTGTTTTTACCTCCTTTTTGATATCGTCGTAAAATCCGACGCATTTACAAGGCCCCGGTAAAAGCCTTGCGCTTTGCGCCGCTTAACACCGCCGCTTGGGCGGGATTTTGACATACTTGAAATAGGTAAAACCGAACTCTGTCGCGCCGCTCTCGACGAGGATATAATCTTTCGGAGAGCGCGGCGGTTTGGCCGGCGTGTAGTTGCGTTTTATTGGTTTTGTCTGCTCCCTGCCGCAGGGGGCAAGGTTGCGGGTGGCCATGTAATGGTGCCCGCCCTGCTCCGGTGTCCAGTGATTAAACAAGTAATTGGCTAATCCCGTATAGTCCGGGCCGTGGTCTATGCCGTCATAGTGGACGTGCGCCCGGAGGTGCTCGCAGCGGTTGACGCTGCCCAGCGTCCATTGTTTGCGTATGACCTCCTCCGGTACTCCGTCCGTCAGCATGTGGGCGTGTATGCGGTGGGTATTTTTGCCTCGACCCATGTAGATAACGATTTTTGCCTCCGGGTAGGCGTAGAGCAGCCGGCGCCGGAAGTTGACGCAGAGGCGGCGGAAGTCCTTAAAATCGTGTACCTCGTGCTCGTCGTCCTGGGTCAATGTGCTGTACATCGAGGCCGGGGTAAAGTTTTCGTTGACCAGCCGGGTATGGGCCCGGCGGGCTACCTCAGAGTTAAACCACGCCCTTTCCTCGTCCGTCTTAAACCTCGGTTTTCGCGGGCGGTAGGGTTTTTGCGTCCTGTCGCCCACGGAGTATATGATCCGCTCCAGCACCACGCCGGAATATATATCACGCCGTACCCGCTGCATGGCGGCCTCCTTTTTTAATAATCAGGTCTTGGCCCTTTGCCGGGGGCGGTGGTTTGCGGTGCGGGCGTTTACCCGTTGGCCGCACCTGCCGCCACCCTATCAATGGAGGACCGGGTGATTGCCGCACCCGGCAAAAGGTCAAGTCCTGCCCGTGTTACCGGGCAGGCTTTAATGCGTGTATGTCCTCGGTTTTCTTTGTGCGGCGCGGGATAAATATCTGCTCTATCACTTTGTCGCTGTGGTCGTCCATGAGCTTGTCCGCCTCAAGTATCCTCAGCTCCCGCCCGTCAATGCACAGGCGGCATGAGCCCTTGTACTGGGCATATGTCCGTCTGGCTTTCGCAAAGTCGTTGGTCTCAATAATGGTCTGCGTCCCGGCGGGCGTGCGGATCAGGACGGTGTAGGTGGGCAGCGTTTCCTTTTTCTTTTTCGGCATTTTTTCAGTCCTCCCCTAAATCCCCGATTAGATCAACGCCTATTTTCGCCAGCTCGTCGGCGGAGTATTGGCGTTGAATGTGGTTCATAAAATAACTCCCAGCGATTTTTTTGACGTTGGTTTTCGCCGCCGCGAGGTAGCCCTCGAACTTCTCGCTGTTAAACAGGGTGCAGGGGCGCATATACTCCTGCATGCTTGTCCCCTTCCACGTTGCCCAGCGGCTGTCTATCACCCGGCGGCAGTCCTCCGGCGTATGGTCCTCCGCAATGCGGGCGTTGATATAGCTGCGGTTTTTCGGCGTTTTTTGGTATTTAGTCCCGGCAACAGTGTTGAGGTAGTCTATTACCGCGTCGGCGGCGGTCGTGTCGGTGATCGCATTGCGGGCGGTAACCTCTCCGGTCTCCCGGTTTATCGTTACTATCAGGGCGGGCCTGCCGTTGATGCTGACAGCGGCCCGGCCTTTTGTGTCCATGTGCTCCCCTATGGCGCGGATTAGGGCGCTGTATATCTCCTTTTCCCCCATAGTTAAATAACTCCCTTCATAAAACACGCCCAGAACGTTTGTGATTTTTTTCCGCTATGGTGCCCAAACAGCGGCTTCTGGCCAATAGCTGCCCACACCTTATCCGCTGGAATATCGCGTTCGCTCCATTTAAAAATAAGGGTTCCGTCGGGTTTCAGAACCCTCATGCACTCTGCAAAGCCGTCATGCAGCATTTGTGGCCAGTTGTCGTCAAGCTTCCCGTATTTTTTAACCAGCCACGATGTTTCTTTTGCCCCTGTGAGGTGTGGCGGGTCAAAAACAGCAAGTGCAAAAGCGTTGTCCGGGAAAGGTAACTGTGTAAAGTCGCATACTATATCGGGCTTGATAATGCACTTGCGTTCGCTCTGCCCCTCCCCACTTCTCCATATGCCCGTCATTTCAATTTCTCTTTTATCGCAGTAAACCGCCGCCGGGTGGTGCTTATTAAACCATATCGTTCGGGATCCGCACGTTGCATCGAGTATCTTATATTCCATGGGTTATATCTCCTTTTTCTCCTTTTTGGTCTCGCTGCGCTCTATGGCTATGCCGATAGCGGCGGAGCCTGTGCTCTTTACGGTGGCCTTAACTCCGTCCGTGGTGGTGATGACCGCTTTATCCACAAATCCGCCGTACACCCGCTCGGCAAGCTGCTGCAATATCTCCCGCGTCTGCTCGTCCACGGCCACACGCTTCTGGTGCGGGTTGCCTGCAAAAAGCTCCTCGATGACATCCTCTGCCTTTTGTAGGGCCTCAATGCGGTCGCTCTCTCCCCGAAGGGTAGCCTCATGAATGTCACGGACACGTCTGGCCTCCTTGCAGTCGCATATGAGGGTAGCTATCCCGTCCTCGTCCGGGTCGTCGATGTTTGGGTGTAGGGCCAAATAGCTCTTGATATTGAGCAGTTGCCCGCAGTAGCGGCAAACGCCGAATGTCCTTTCAGTTGTTTCCACTTTTTTGTCCTCCTTTGATATGTTTTTAGCAGTCTTTTTACGAGCAATAGCTTTCCATCTCCGTCAATCTGTAGCTGCCGTCATTATCCGGTATGTCGTCAATCTGTACCGATTGAGGGATTAAAAAAGTGGGGACAACACCAAACGTGAAAGACGAGTCGAAGTCGTCGGCGGAGCCGTCCATGTAGACGACCCAAGCGTCGCCAGAGGAGTACCGCGAGGAAAGCCACCAGAGAGCAGCCACGCCGTTGAGGGTCTTTATTCGGCTATTCCTTCCCGTGAATATAGGCCATGCGAAACCTTCGTCCACTCCGTGGTTGTCGCCGCAGCCTACCATGGTCATTGTGGGGGCAAACACTTTACGAGTTATATCCTCGGCGCCGCTGCCGTTATATAGCAGGATCGTGCTGGGGATAATCAGCTCCTTAAGCTCGTCGGGGTAGCTGTCGTATATTTCGGTCATGCGTTTGTCCAGGTCGGAATCGGCGTACTCCGTGCTGTCGCCAAACCAGCACCGGCTGTGTATGTCTTTGCGGATAAGCCCTACGGTGCCTACGTCAAAATTATTGAGGCAACCGAGGGTGTAGTCAGCCAGCTCGTAGGTTCCATCCTCGCGGCGCTCGGGGATTTTGATGTTGGTTCCGAATGGTAGTTCTCCTAATTTCATTTTTTATGTCCTCCCTATGATATGTTTTTAGCTCATTCGCTCCACTTGTCTGGCGTTGAGCTTGCCGCGCTCGATCAGTTTGTATATTTCGTGCCTGTCGATGCCCAGCCGCTTCCTCGTCTCCTGCGTTGTCAGCCACTCGCCGTCCACTTCTACGATCCACTTCCTGTATATACGCGGCGGCTCGCTTTTCCCGTCCGGCAAAAACAGCGGGCAGGCGCGGATGACGTAGGACTGTATAATTGTCGTGTAGTTTTTGCCGTGGTAATAGTCGCTGCCCTTCAGCGTTGTCTCCCTTGCCTCCCAGCCCTCAACGGGTTCGGGATCGGCGCGGCGTGACCAGCTGCAGCCCATACCCGGCGCGTTGGTCGCCCTCCGGCAACGCCAGCACAGGGTTTGTCCGGTTATGCACGCTTCCATATCTATCTCCTTTTGCGGGGCGCGAAGGCAAAGCCCGTCATTATGCCGATCACAAACATCGGCACTCCCCAGCTAAAAAATGCTCCCCACATTTCAATTGTCCTTTCCCGTTGCAACGTATAAATTGATGTAGTTGTTGTTGGCGTCCATGCACAGCAGGGACGCATCGAGCAGGGCGGCTACCGTTCTGTCGCAGACGGCGGGAAGAATATCCTCCCTCCTGAAGTCTCCGATCAGCGCCCCGTCCGGCGAGTGGTACAGTCGTACCCGCTGTGTTTTCAGCAGGGCGATCATGGGTAAAAGCTCCCTTACTTGCATATGTAATCACTCCTCCACTTACGGTATCCCAGCTTTTCCTCGTCCCAATCCGGGTATTTGGCCATGAGGTACGCTCTAAGAGCCTTTCTGATCTCCGGCCTGCGTTCTGAATTGTCGTAATCCCTGTGGCACTCGGGGCATAGGGTGACGATGTTCTCTTCTATTCCCTTGCCATTATGGGAGCGCGGAATAAAATGCGCGTCAGGGTTGCCCGGTCTGCCGCACAGGACGCAGCAATGATGATCCCTCTCCCATACCCACCGTTTGACTTTGAGAGGTATGTCGCATGCTTTTGTGCGCTTGCTTTTCATGGCTTTTTACGAGCAATAGCTTTCCAGCTCTGTCAATCTGTAACTGCCGTCATTATCCGGTGTGTCGTCAATCTGTACCGATTGAGGGATTACAAAAGCGGGGACAACACCAAGCGTGAGCGACGAGAGGCCGAAGTAGTAGGCGGAGCCGCCCGTGCCGACGAACCACACGACGTCAGAGGAGAACTGCGAGGAAAGCCACCAGACATTAGCCGAGCCGTTAAAGGTCTTTTCGCGGCTATTTCTTCCCGTGAATATAGGCCATGTGAATCCCTCGTCCACTCCTTCATTTTCGCCGCAGCCTACCATGGTCAATGTGGGGGCAAACACTTTTCGGGTTATATCCTCGGCGCCGCTGCCGTTATATAACGGGATCGTGCTGGGAATAATCAGCTCTTTAAGTTCGTCGGGGTAGCTGTTGTATATTTCCGTCATGCGTTTGTCCAGGTCTGATCCGGCATACTCCGTGCTATCGCCGAACCGGCACAGGCCGTGTATGTCCTTGCGGATAAACGCAGCTACACCCGCGCCGAAAAAGCCCAGCGTGTAGTCCGCCAGCTCGTAGGTTCCACCCTCGCGGCGCTCGGGAATTTTGATGTTTGCCCCGAATGTCAGTTCTCCTAATTTCATTTTTTGCGTCCTCCTTATGATTTGATACCCCGGGATCTTGGGCCATCGGCAAAGGCCCTCCTTCCCGGACGCACCGGGCCTGAATCCTGTTTATACTCGCCCGGTCGAGTTGCTAACGTGCTGTTGTGGGTTCGTTAGGTCATTCGCATCACCTCCGGCGAAAGGAGACAGCAGAGGGCGGTGAGCAGAAGCAGCGTTTTGTCGGACATATCAGGTGGTCTGTGTATATCAAAAAGGAGATTATAAACTCTGCCCATCGGACACCGGCCCAAGATGCCGCCCTCTGCTCTCCCCTTTCGTACGGGGAGCTACTGCACTTTGTATTTGCAATCGTCGTATTTATGGCGGCGGGCAGCCTTTACCCTGGGCTGCTCTGCCGTCTTGTCCTCTACCATGGAGGCCATGCTCCGCACCAGTATGAGAGGGGCGTGGCCGTCGGCGGCGGTCGCCATGAGGCGCCCATCCCTACACATGGCGCGTATAGTGCCGGGGTCTACGTTGATGATCTCGGATGCCCGTTTGGTGGTGACATACTCGCCGTGCATCTTCACCATGCGCTCTTCCAGCGCCTCAACACTGTTTATGCGCTCGTCCACGGCGGCGGTTATCATGTCCCGCAGCAGCTTGTCAAAGTTATCCATGGCAGTTTCCTTTCTGTGGTATAATCAAAAGTAAAAAGGGGTTTTATGCTGAGTTTTGCTTCTTTCCGTATTCTTGTTTACGCTTATTTTCATCGGGGCTTCGGCGTATCCGATGTTGACCGTATCGTGGGCAGAAAGTTCACACAGGGCTGTATAAACCAGTTGTATAACAAGAACTTGATATCCGTCAGGTACATCGCCGAAGGCCG